ATATACAGTCGTTCAGGCGAATTGTGGAGCAGTGGGGGCGGTTACGGGGACAAAACTCGGTCTTGTTTTTATTTTCAAGCAGAAGACGGCATACGAAGATTCTACTGTAACAACTCTAAATAGTGAACAAAAGAATAACATAAACAATATTGCTCAGGCTATGGGAACCACTGCCAAGCCGATGAGCTTCATCGATGCAGACGAAGGACGAGGAAATGCCAATTATTACAAGGGTGGAGCGTACAAGAATAACTGTCAAAGCTGTGTCGCCGTACATGAGGCAAGGTTACGAGGACTGAACATTACGGCACTTGGATATGACGAGAGGAAAGGAAGCCAATCATACAAGCTGGGTGAGCATTTCGAACAGGTATGGATAAATCCGAAAACAGGACAAGCCCCTCAACTCACAAGGCTTACATCCGACACAGACGAAGCTTTGTTCGCAAAGGTTGAAAAACAGGCTTCCTCTGTGGGGCGTTATCATATTGGAATCAATTTCAAGAACGGGGCAGGTCACGTTATCACAGCAGAAAGGCTGCGATCTGGGGAGTTGATATTCTACGATGCACAAAGCGGCGAATTCCTGAACATAACAGAACTCGCCGCAGTTGATTATATCGAACTTTTGAAAGTTGATAAATTGCTGATAAATAAGGAAATTCTTATGGGCGTGTCAGAGATCGTTCAGTGACACCTCTTGTTTGGTTGCCCACATCCTTTCTGATAAGTCATTCACAGGATAAGGTATACCATATTCGGAGATTTTTACGAATTGTGGCATGCCTGTTTTGTGCCCGACAGAAGCTTCCGAGTATATGTGGAAATACTTATATCCGTTACGCACGCCAGCAGCCCGGACAGTATCATATCCTTGCTGCTTGGCATACTTTTTCGCTATTTCGTTATAATCTTTCATGTTCCTGTTTGCAAATTTAGTTGTTATAAACCTAAAAGCGGCAAAATCGTTTTTCTTTTTCGCGCCTTAATGAATAAATGCCCAAATTTGCCCGTTTGCTTGCGTTCTGCTGGCCTTAAGTTTGTATTCGGTATAAGTTATCACCGAATGAATTTTGACGGCCTACACGGGCTTGGAACGCCTTTTCCTTAAAATCGGCTCTTTCGTTATTCTGCACCGCCTACCCTCGTAGGGGTTGCCGTGCGATACACCGATGTTCCAGAGGCGGGTTACCTTGCAGCCTATCTGCTCCGCCGTGAACACAACATAAATAGCGGAGAGACTGTGGAAATAGAACTCCTTGCGGTCGTCCTCTCCGAGCAGGGGTGGCTCTTTGAACTCCACCCGATATATATACTCCTCACTCATACATAGCCCTCCTCTCGCTGTTCCTGTCGGCTGTGTCCGCCGAATACGAACCTTGCTCTAATTTTGAATGTATTTTTCCCATATTGTTTAGTAAAATAATTTGCTTGATACTCACAGGGCGAAAATTCATTGTCGCCCAAAATACCGTAAGGTATATTCTTTTCTCTACTCTACTATACTCTACTCTACTATGTCGGTTTTCAATAAGAGAAACGCAAAGGGGTAAGGGTTTCTCCTATGAATAACGCAAGGGGGTGAGAGTTTTTGTATAGATAAACGGACTTTTTCATGTCCAACTTGCCTGATAATAGATTGCTGGCTCACTCGTAACATTGTAAATGAAATCTCCGCAACGCACCAGCATTGCATCAGCACCATAGTACAGGCGTTTCATTCCTCGAACGCTGCCTGTCCTGTGGAAGTTGGGGAAGCGGCTTATACCGACACGCTCCCCCTGTTCCTTTGTCATTGTCCGCACTTTCATAATCTTACTAAGTTATTAGCAACATCATTGCCCCATATTCGGCTTACAATTTTGTACGGTTCTTTGTCGCCATCCCACGAAAGCATACTCTCGTGGTTGTTATACTCGTAGAAGTAAACCTCCTGCGGGTCGCAATCCAGCTTGATACGCTTGTCTATTTCTTTGTAGAAGGCGAAGAACTTATCCATTCCGTCGCGTGTGCCGTACATGCCTGCTCCGACACTGACGAGTTTTTCACCCTCTTTGAGGGGACGTATCCTCTTCAATCCCTCGGCGAACTGTTGGTTGCTGAAAGCGAAGAAACAGTCAAAACGGTAGCAATCACGCTTCGACTTCTCCTCCTGCAGCTCTTTGTAACGCGTAATCGTCTTGGCGTTATGCATAATAACACAGCCGTCACACTCGCGGCTATACTGCAATCCACTTGGCAATGTATTTATATTATCTGTCATATCATTGGGGTATGTAACCTATTTCTTGTTTTTGAATTATTCTGGGCGAAATAGCAAGAATTTATCCCACTCTTTTTCGAGCTCGCTGTAAAACCCGTATATGTCTTCAACGGACTGTTTCAATGTGAACTGCTTGCGGTATCGTTTGTCTTGACGGAGCAGGTCTATTTCATCGTCGCAGGAAACATCGTCGAGATACTCAGACAATTCTTCAAAGGTCATATCCTGTAAGTATATGATAATATTTACCCCCGCTTTCGTCCATGTTTCTAACTCAACACAGTCGTCGTATTCGCGAACAAACCATCCCAAATCATCGAAGAATTGGATAATAAGTCGAGCCTCTTGTTTGTTTTTGTACTTCATAGTCACACCGCTACCAAATTGAATATATCTGCTTGCGTTATACCGTCAAACCAATTAGGGAACATCGGGTCGAGACCGTAGAATTTTTCGTACTGCTCTTTGGATATCTTCCATTCACTTTCGTCATACTGAAAAGCCCAGCCAGTACCAAATCTATCTATCATCTTATCACGAGCTTCGTCGTATGTTTCTGCCTCTTCAACATGATAGCAGTTGTGATATAGGACATCACCCATTAAAAATGTGAAATAAAATCGTCTCATATTTCTTTTATTTTAGTTGCCCGCCACAAACGCCGTTACAGTCCCTGTGGCGGGCGTGGTTATACTTATGCGGGTAACTTAACACGGTTCATCAATGCGCCGCTTATTTCGTGTAATTCACGGCTTCTTTCAGGCGACAACTCTCGGGCGTGTGCCGTGATAGCCTGTGTCAACTTCCAAAGGGTGGCTCCGCCCTGTACGCCGTCGTCGGGGTCGTTCTTCATCAGCAGTTTTTCAACCGCCTGTCCCTCCGATTTGAGCAGCCCTCCGTCACGGGTAAGGCGTTTCAGTTCGTGGTCGAAGTCAACGTCTATCTCGCTCGCCCCCTGTATCTCGTAGGCTTTCCGTTCGAGCGTTTCACGGCTGAAAAGCCCCTTTGTCAAGTCACGAACAGCCGAAACGGTCGTCTGTGTGTCAAGTTCGTATGTACGCTGTGAAATGGCGAGGTTGTCTGGTAACTTACTTCCGAGGTGTACCTGTTTCATCACACTTTCGCGAACCATCCCATTAAGACAAGCTCCGTTTAGGAGGAAAGCACGCATATCGACCGCTCCGTCGCCATAGTCCGATGTGCTGAACCTTGCGCCCACGAAGATGATTACATCGCCATTATTGAGTGTTGGCACAACAAGAGGCTGCGGGAGTATCGTTTCTGCCCATACTTTTGTATCGTTCATATAGGCGTCCGCAATGACCGCTCCCTGCCCCGCTGCCTCCTGCACAAAGGCGGTAAGGATTTCAACGCTGTTCAAGCGGCGGTAACTGTCGCTTAACACGCCCCGAACCTGTGTGCCGACGGTTCTCACGAGTACTCGGCTGCGCTCCGTCCACCCGCTGTGTTCATTCAGTACTGTCGCGGCGAGTTGTCTTGCCCAAGGCTCTCCTCCTGCGAGGTTGCGGAGGTAACGCTGCGGGATTTCCATACGGTCGGCGAGTTGTCCTATGGCGTTGTCGTGTAGGGAAAATACCCCGTCGGGCATATTCATTGATAGTTTGCCGTCATCGGCGATGAATGTGATAACGGGGCTGTGGTCGTTGAGTTTGAGGTTCACGCCAATTGGTGCGATGTAGTCCTGCGCAATCTTGCCCTCGTTCACGAGGCGTTCCATTGTCGCTTTAACTCCGACAGCCTTGCCGTCAATCATCCTCTTAACTTTGTTCATTACTACTTCGTTCAACCCCTGTTGAACCGTTACATTTGATGTCATCATGATTTTACTGTTATCTGGTTAATCGTGAAAATAAATACTCTTGTGCCTCCGCAACTAATTGCTCGTCAGTTAAGTTCTCTTCGCTTGGCATAAACCCTGAAAGGTATGCCCCCTCGATAATCTGCTTGTCCATAGTCTTATAGGATATTAAGGAGGTTATCTTTTAGGTCAACGGCGAAACGCATAAGGCCGTGTGAGTTGGAACCTCCGTCGTTGTGGTCGTACTTTATCGATACAGAAAAAGTAGCCATGTCCGTCTTTTCATCATATTCCACGCTTATAAATAGTGAAGCCATTAAAAATAGGTGGGATAGAAGCGGGGTTGCCGTAAGTTGTTTGCTTGTTTCGTTACCCCTTTCAACGAGGTAAAGAAAACATTCGCCAAATTGATAGTATGCGCATTCAACTTCCAACGAGGTTTCAACTCCGAGTTGGTCGCTAATTACCTCTTTCACGGTGTCGAGCAAGCCGTTGTTCAGCTTTTCGACCATACTGTTTTTAACTTCTTCTTTCATCTTTTTTCTGTTGTTTGGTTATTGTTCTTGTTTCTTGTCCTAAATCATCATTCTGTCACCAATATGATTATATTATAATCACATTGCAAATTAAGTGAAGATATTTCACTAAAACAAACTTTTCGGTGAGAGAATGGGATGTATTTAAGTTTTTATAACTCTTTTGGCTGATTTTGGTTTGTCGTCACACCGCATAATCAAGACTAAAGGGGAACGAACAAAAGGCGGAATACGATATGATTATATAGTAATCATTTCTGGATATAATTATTATCTTTGTGGTGATTAGAATAGTTCATAAGATGAAAGAGAAGATTTTAGCGGCATTGAAAGCCAAAATACAGGGGGGCAATGCCAATATTCTTAACAGGATTGCCGAGAAACTCGCCAAGACTGTAACAACTGATGAGCAGGTGACAACCGCTGTTGCGGGGGTAACGCAGGAACTCGTCGATGTCATGGAAAGTTATGCCGACAGCCGTGCAACGGAAGCCGCACAGACAGCCACACAGAACTACGAAATTAAGTTCGGGCTGAAAGAAGGCAAACCGATTAGCACGGAGCCACAAAGCGAAAAAGGCGAAACGACCACGACCGAACAGACAGGGGGTACAGAACCCGTTCCCGCTTGGGCACAGCAACTCATCGAGAGCAACAAAACACTCTCGGAACGCTTGAACAAGATGGACGGAGAACGCACAACCGCAACCCGCAGGCAGCAACTTTCGGCGGTGTACCAGAAACTGCCCGAAAATCTCCGCAAGCCATATGAGCGTATCTCTGTAGATGCGCTTTCTGACGACGAGTTTACAACCCTCGTCGGTGAGGTAACAACGGAGGTGGACGGACTTGTGCAGTCGCTGGGCGCAAAAGGGGCTGTATTCGGAAGACCAGCCGCACACAACGGTGGTGCAAATCAAGGGGACACGCTGACAAAGGAGCAGGAAGCGGCAATCGGTATTCGCGAGGGCAAGGCTTCGGCAGAAGGCCAGCCGTTCTAAAAGTCTAACACTAAATCAAATTACGCAATGAGTATGACAGTCACTCGCCGTAAGGACACACGAACACCTCGTGTCCTTATGCACAAGGTCGCTGATATTCGGGGCGGCGTGTCAGTGAACACGGCGGAACTCGGAGGCGACTATCTGAAAGAGGGCAGCGTGTTAAGCGCGCCCATTGACGGCATTTGCCATGTCATAAAAGTCGCTGAAGTCGTAGAAGATGTACAAGCCGACCAAAAGACCGTAAAGGTTAAGAAAGGGCACAATTTCATCGTAAACGATTTCGCGCTTGTCGACGAAAATGCCGTCGCCGTAAAAATCACGAATATTGACGACAAGACGAGCAAGGAGTATGACACACTGACTATCAGCGAGGCGTTGGGGGCTATCGCTATAGGTGGCGCAATCGCAGAGGCTAAGGAGGCTTCGAGCGCATCGCAGAACAAGTCAGAATTGAAGTACAGACCTCTCGCTATCACAGGAACGGGCAAACCCGTGGAAAAGAAGACTAACATCGATGTGGACGCTTGGCTAATAGGCGTTACCAAAGGCAATGTCCTCCCCGCCTGTGTATCAAAGTATCTCACGGGTATAATCAATTACTAAATCAGACGCATAGAATATGGCAACAGTAACAAACACCCTTATTCAGGGGCTTACCGATCAGATGGTACAGGCGCGTCTGAACACCGTTGACGCTAAGCCGTTCCTCTTCGGGACTCATTTCCCTGTGAAAAAGGTAAACGGCTTCATTTGGCGCACCCTTGGCAACCAGCTTGCCCAGCGCAACGTAGCCGCAGACCTGCACACAGACAATGGTACGATTATACGCAAGCGTCGACCTATCTTTGAGAGCGCAAAGGGCGATATTCCTTTCATCAGCATTTCCCGTGAAATGACACGCTCGGAAATCAAGGAGTATCAGACCGAACTCGCTTTCGCGCAGGACGAGGACGCAACCAAGCTCGTACAGTATTGGGGCGAGGATGTGGATTTCTGTTTCACAGGTGTTCAGTCCGAGTTGGAGTTCATCGCTTGGTCGCTGGCCTCGAACGCCGCTAAGTTGGCGTTTACAACTACCAACAATGCATCATACGCCAACGAATTCGATCTCGACTACGATGTGGACGACTTCCAGAAGCAAGCCACAGGCACAGACTGGGCGGACGCAAGGAACGCGGACATCATCGGTGACTTGGCGAAGCTCGTAAAACTCGCAAAGGACAAAAGCCTAAATCCTAAGTTCGCCTTTATCAACTTGGACGAACTGTATCATATCTGCTCCGCAGAGCAGATTATCAAGGCGTGTTCCTCTTACATCGCCAACGCTGTTGGTGCCGCACAGACACCCGACCTCGCAGCCGTGAATACAATGCTTGCAAAACAGGCTTGGCTCAATGGCTTGCAGTTGAGGGTTATCGACCAGACGATTACCCGCGAATTGGTCGATGGCACTTCTACATCACGTAACCCGTTCGCAGACCGCAGACTTATTCTCGCAGAGAGTGAACGCCTCGGCACAACGCAGTACGATATATTGCAGGAGAATAACATCCTTATCCTCCGCGCTGAGCGGGCGCACACTATCGTGAAGAAATATGGCACGACTGAGCCGTTGAGCGAGGTTACTATAGGACAGGCAGACGCTGTGCCCGTGTTTGACACGGCATATCGCAACCTGTACGTACGAACCGACAAACAGGCTTGGGAATAACTCGACTGTATATGTCAACAGTTCTCGAGGCTCTCAAAGGCGTAAACGCGTATCCCATACCCATCCGTACACTTGTTGAAACGGCTGAGTTACGAGGGCTGACGCTTGAAGACGCCGCCACGCAGGGGGTGATGGTCAGCAAGGCGTATAAACTCGCCAAAGCTGACCTGCTCCTGTGGCTGGCTTTCGCGCCAAACATTACACAGGGTGGGCAGTCGTATTCGTTCACGGACGAACAGCGGCAGCAGTTCCGCAATCAGGCGAAAGCCCTGTATGATAAATGTGGCGAGGAGTCGGCGGAGACCAAGACAATATACGGGTACAAAGGCTCAAGGCTGTAAATCCAATATCGCACAATGATTATTGAAAACGGCACCATTGAACTGAAACAGAAAACGAGCGGAGGCGGTGTAGACCCGACAACGGGCTACCCACATAAGCCCGCCTCTGTCGGTTGGGGCAACCCGATACCGTGTCAGTATATGGCTAACAAGTACACCAACCTCGGACGGGTGAAGGGTGAGCACTTCACTATGGCCGAGTATGCCATACTTATTGAGGAGCAGCCGATCGACGCAGAGCAACTTCGCTTGAAAGACCGTGCAGGAAGCATCGTCGGGGCGTTCTCAATAATTAAGGTGGAACCGTTGGAAGCCGTTTGCGAGATCAGGATATTGGTCTAACAACGGAAACTCAATAGGCGAAATGAGATATGCCGATAAAAAGACTTACACCACCAGCAGAGATAGACCGCTTCATTGAAACGGAAATGGAGAGGTGGAAAAAAGCCCTTGTCTATAATCTATGTGCTATCGGTGAGCAAGTCGTAAATCACGCAAGGAGTTTACCGTCGCCAAGTGCGGCTGGTTTCACAGGCGGTATGAGGATACCACCACATCAGCCAAACTATATGGACTGGACGAGTAACCTCCGAAGCAGTATCGGCTATGTCGTCGCTGTGGATGGGGATGTAGTACAGCTGAGCTCCTTTGATGCCATTAATGAGGGTAGCGAGGGCTCTAAAAGCGGCAAGGCATACGCAATGCAACTCATTCAGGACTTTCCGAAAGGCATTGTCCTCATTGTAGTAGCAGGTGTGAATTACGCCTCCTATGTTTCGGCAAAGGGCTATGATGTCCTCGACAGCTCTGAACTGCTGGCAGATAAACTCGTCCCAAAGATGTTGAGCAAACTTGGAATTAAGTGAATATCTATCAGAACACGGTATGGCAAAGACAGGCAAACAGGTACAGGGAGATATTTACCAACTACTGAAAGGCAGCACTATTTGTTCGATGATTTCTGGTGATGTCTATCGGAACGGTTACCGCCCCCGTAATAGTAGTTTGGAGGACGCTGTTGTGACTTTCACAGCTGGTCTGCCCGACCAAATACAGACGGGCGTGGTAACGGTAAATATCTATGTTCCTGACATTGACCCATATGACAATGGCGTGTTCGTCGAGGACGGACAACGCACGGAGGAATTGGAACGCCTCGCCGCCGAATGGGTCGACAGCCTGACTGCCGCCGTGTCCTGTTACGCATTCAAGTTGCAGCAGACTATCTATACGGAGGAGGAAGCGGAGATTAATCAACACTTCATAGTCGTCAAACTCGGCTATAAGTATTTTGACAACAACTAAAAGTATTAACAATTTAATCAATAAGAATATGGCAATTTTAGCGTGGGGTAAATGCAAGATTGAGTTTGCAACCTCCGAAGCAGGTGCGCCTGTTGGAGAATGGAATGAAATAGACACCCCGAAAGAAGATACAACGAAGATAACCCCGACAGCTGGAACGGAAGTAACCGCAACAGAGGAGGGTGGCGATGTTGTTGATTCTCGTACAGGCAAAAACTCGTATCAGCTTGAGTTCGATTTGTTCGTGAAGAAAGGCATTGCACGTCCGTTCGACGATAACGATGGAGTAATCGCTGGTGAGTACGCGTTCCGTATCACACCTGAAGATAAAAGTACGGAGGGCTCGCAGATTGACCGCTGCTCGCTCCGTGTTGAGGAAAGTTACACGACAGCGGACGGTAAGATTTTGCACTATGTGGCAAAGTGCTTGAAACCCGCCACAGGCAAAATTGTGAAAGAGTATGTCGCCAACGGTCTCACGATTGACAAAACAAAACTCTACTTCGGCAATGCAGCCGACACAACAGGGAAAGTAGTAACAGCCACTTCGACGGGTAATGTAACAGCGTCGAAAGACGAAAGTTGGATTACCGTATCAACAAGTGGTAAGGCAACCACGGTTAAGGTAACAGCCAACGATACGGGCAATGTCCGTACAGGCGTTGTTACCATTACAGCCGATGGAAAGTCGAGCAGAGTAGATGTTACACAAATACCTGCGTAAGCTGTGTATTGTATATAGGTGAGGGGAGAAAAAACTCCCCTAACCTATATCATAATTCTGTAAAATAAAATCATGACAAAGACTATTGAACAACGGGTTGGGGAAGCCGTCCTACAAAAGCCAAAGGAGGTCGTCATAGGCGATAGGACATTTACGGTTGCCCCGCCGAGCACAGCAACTCTGCTGCTTGTTTCGGAGGGCATTTCGCAATTGCCGCAGGTGTCGCTTAGCAAGGATAAAATCGTTGAGGAGGTGTTGTTTGTTGCTAAAGATTGCCGTGTGCTGGGCGATATTGTGGCGACACTTATACTTGGAAGCAAACACCTTACGGAAGCCGTGTTGGTTGAAAAAAGACGGTTTTTCGGGCTCTTCAAACGCACAACAACTGAAACAATAGACCGTAAGGCGGAACTCGCGGAATGGCTGCTTGCGGAACTCGCTCCGACACAACTGTACAAACTGTTTTTCGACCTGATTAAAGACTTTCAGTTGGGCGATTTTTTCGGTCTTACCACTTTCCTGATAGAGATAAATCTTCTTCGCCCGACGAAAGTGGTGGACGAAACGACAGCATCTGGGCAGTAATAGCTGGTATTGTAAAGGCGTATAATCTTCCTATTGAGTATGTCCTGTATGACATGTCTTATGTAAACTTGATAATGTATGGTGCCGTCATCCCAAGTTACAATGGAAGTAAGAAAAAGAACGGAAACGGTGGGTATAAGGAGCAGGAAGTTGTTAAAATGGACGACCCCCGCAACCGTGAACGGATAAGACAGATTTTTGACACTTTCGATTAAACTCTATATATAACGGCGTATGAACAACGACAACGGAAAATCCTACTATGGCATAGTTCTCGACAACTCCCAATTACAGGCTGACGCTGCCGAGGCGAGTGAGATATTGCATGGCATAGATGAGGAAGCAGAGCGGCAGAGTGCAGCCGTCCGTGACCTGCTCACCAATATCCCGACCATCAATCTCGATATAGTTACCAACGCCAGTACGACACTTGATACTATTGACGTCGCCTTCGCCGAGATAGACCGTGTTTTCGATACCAACCAATACGCTATTCGTGAGCTCGAAAAAGAGTATAAACGGCTTGCAACCGAAATCAATAAAGCGTTCAAGAAAGGAGATAACAAAACTGTCAATGAATTAGAGAAACAGAGAGGTGCCGTTAAAAAGGTAATCAAAGTCCGTCAGGATCTGAACAAGGAGGTTGCTATCACAGCCGATGAACTCGCCAAAGAAGAAAAGCGGCTGAAAGCCGAAGCAGCCGAAGCAGATAAAGCCGCACAAAAACATACAACGCTGCTCCAGCGCATTCGTGAAATGAGGGAGCAACTCGTTGAAATGGAGGCTTCTGGGCAGCGTGGTACAGCAGAGTACAGGGCTTTACAGGAAGAAACAGGTCGACTTACTGCCGCCTGGAAAGACGCACAAGCGCAGGCATCGGTACTATCCAACGACCAACGAGGGTTGCAGGGTATTATTTCGGGCTTGCAGGGTATTGCAGGAGCGGCAGCTGTAGCGCAGGGCGCGATTGGGCTTTTCGGCGGTGAAAACGAGCGGTTGCAGAAGATAATGCTCCGAGTGCAGTCTATTATGGCTATAGTAATGGGCTTGCAGCAGGTACAACAAACGCTCAACAAGGACAGCGCATTCTCTCTCGTTACCCTTAATGGATTGAAAGAGTTTTGGAATAAACTAACAGTGGACAGCGCAGATGCCATAGAAGATGAAAATACCGATATGGCACTCAATATAGGGGTACAGAAAGCGAATACAGTCGCAACTACCGCGGACACGGTTGCACAAACGACCAACAACGCATCCACCGTAGCAGGAACAACAGCACAAGTTGGCAAAACGGTGGCAACAAAGACAGCGACGGCGGCAACTATTGCGCATACAATTGCGACTAAGGCTGCTTCGCTTGCTATGCGAGGGCTAAAATCAGCATTGATTTCTACAGGTATCGGCGCACTGATTGTGCTTGTGGGAGAGCTGGTAAATTGGTTGGTGAGCCTCTTTCAAACTACAAGTAAGGCTGACGAGGAATTCAAGGAACAGGAAGAGATACTATCTAAAGGGCGTGAAGCATATGCCAAGGCTTCTATCGAGATTGAAGACTACAAGGTACGCCTCGAACGATTTAATGGCACAAAGGCGCAAGAAAAGCAACTTGTCAAGGAACTGAACTCCAAGTATGGCGAGGCGATGGGCTATTATGAAAGTCTCGACGAATGGAAGCGTGCACTGACTGAGAAAGGCGAAGCTTATTGCCTTTCCCTGTTAAAAGAAGCAGAAGCACAAGCCATACTAAATAAATACTCAGAAGCTTATATTGCACTACAAGAGGCAAAAGACAAAAATGAGGAATACAAGAAGAAAGGCTTTTGGGGGAGGCTGTTTAGTAGTTCGCATGAAGACGAAATAAAAGAGTATGAGGAGGAGACGCAAAAATGGCTTGATCTGTATAAAAATACAATGGATGAGGCACAGAAAATCAAGGATAGTTTCAGTATTGGCGGACATGTTGACCCCTCTTCAGCGGAAGCGGGAAGCGGAAGTAGGAATACAGCCTCGTTCGACCCAAAGAAAGCTGCCCTCGAAAGACAGAAAGCCATTGACGAGTACACCAAAGCGTGCAAAAAGTATATAAAAGAAGCCGACGACGAAATTACCAACTATATAATCGACAATCAGAAACAGGGGCTTACCCGCGAACTGAACGAGATACATCGTGCGACACGGGAGAAATTGGAGGCTTGGAACGAACAGCTCGAAAGGCTTGCCGAAGTCCGCAAGGCAACGGCCAAGACGTTGTACATGAACACGAAAGGAGCATCGGAAGTTGGTTGGGCAAACTCCGCAGACGGCAAAAAAACCGTAAAGGATTGGATCGCAGTTATCAAGGCTGAAACTCCAGAGGTTATAAACGAGTTCGACCGTGTATGGAACAGCATTACAGAAAGTGGCGAGCTGGCGATAGCAAAGGCACAACAGAAATATACGGACGCATTAATAGATGAGTTTGGAACAGCCGCCCAAAAGGAGGAGAAGCTAACTCGTGAATGGGCGGATAAACTGGCGTTCCTGCCTCCTGAATTTCTCGACCAAGCGATCATGCAGATGGAACAGGAATTTGCCAAGCTCAATAGCGACAAGTTCAAGTTGGCAATAAATTGGGAAAGCGTGTTTGGCGATATGGCGAAACAGGCTCTACCTGTACTCGAATTTACACTTGGAAAGGTGCGTCAGTACTTCGAGCAGAACAAAGCGACGATGTCCACACAGGAGATAAAGGATTATCAAGAGGCTATAACGAATATGGAGAATGAGATAGCCAACCGTAACCCATTTACAGCTTTCCATAAATCCATTAAGGACATCAGTGCAGCCAAGACAGAACTCGTTTCCGCTCTTGCCGATATGAAGACATCGCAGGAGGAACTAAATGCAGCCATTGAGGAACGCAACAGAGTTTCGCTGGAATACAACGAAATTTTAGAGCGTGTGGCCAATGGCGAGTTAGATGACGACAGCGAGGAGCAGACGGCGGCTTACGAAAGGCTGACCAAAGCCAAGCAGAAAGTGGCGGCAGCGACCCAAAAAAACACCAAAGCCGAGCAAAGGGCTATGAAGGCACAAAACAGTGTTACCTCTTCCTACAAGAAATTCGCTGACAATCTGACAATGGTAGGCGGAACCATTAAAGATGTAGGTAACAGGGCAAAAGATCTTGCTTCAGTCTTCTCCGATGATGTAGCCAACGGAATCGGCAAGGCTATTGATTTCATAGATGAGGTGTTTGATGCCACAGCAAGCGTTATTGACGCAGTCGGTGATGTGGGGAAGAGTGTTGCGGGAGGTATTGAAACAGCAGTACAGGCCTCGGCTTCGGGGGCAACGGCAGCAGCGGAAACAGGAGCGACGGCAATTTCTACAATTGAAAAGGCTTCCGTAATCATCGCTATAATATCTGCCGCACTGCAAGTTGCGACGGCTATTGCCAATCTATTCAACAACGACGACAGCAAGCAAAAGGAAATTGAAAAGCTTCAAGAGCGTATCGACCAACTGCAATGGGAACTCGACAACAAGGAAGCCGTGCGATTGCGTGACACCTATGGCGACGCAGTAGAACGGTTGAGAAAGATTTACGCCGACACTACGCAGGAAATAGAGAAGATGCACATGTCGTCGGAACAATACGGTAATGCTTGGAGCCGAGATCTGACTTCGGTGCGATACAAGGCTGAAATATACGAGAAGACCGTTGAGAAGATAGCCGACGCATACGCCAATGTAAGCTACACGGCAGATAAGGCTCTCGGCTCGAAGCGATATGATGAAAGCCGAAAACAACTTGAAAACCTTGCCGAGCAACAGATACTTATCCAACAACAAATAGATAAGGAAAACAGCAAGAAAAAGACCGACGACGGCAAGGTGCAGGAGTACAAGAATAAGATTGCCGAGATAGCCGATGAAATGGCTAACATCATCAACACTATTTTGGAAGATATAATCGGCTTTACTGCTGAGGACTTGGCAAAGGAACTCGGCGACGCATTTTTCGAGGCTGCCAAGAAAGGCGAGGACGCTATGGAGGCCTGGCATAAAAAAGTGAATGAAATTGTTGGTGACATTATTAAGCGTATGATCATCACGCAGTACCTCGAACCAGAGATTGGAAAGATATTTGATAAGTACAAGACGAAGTGGTTTGGTGCTGACGGAAAATTCAAGGGCATACAGGCAGTAATAGATTCAGCAGACCAAATGGCTGCTGACATCAACGCTGCAGGTAACATCTTTAATCAGATATACAGTGGGTTGTCGGATGCGCTCGGAAAGTATTTCGACGCCACCGATGAAGCGAGCAGAGAAGCATCGCAAAAGGGTATAGCAACAGCGTCGCAGGAAAGCGTGGACGAGCTGAACGGCAGGGCAACAGCCATACAGGGGCATACCTACAACATCTGCGAGTACACGAAGCAACTCGTCACCACGACGAATCTCATACTGCTAAGCGTGATAAACATCGAGGGCGAAACAGACGGCTTCGGCGCACGGCTTGAGCGTATGGAGAGCAACCTAAAAGGGGTAAAGAATACAGTAGATGACATTGCGTTGAAAGGAATCAAAATACAGTAGTTGTATGGAACAGATAATACGGCAGATTTACGAACAGGCAAAGCTCTTGGGGTGTTGCCCCTTATTCACGGGCAAGGAGCGCACTTTGGAGGACATCGTGCGCCTGTTCACGACAACGCAGGGTATAGAGTTCTGCATAACGCACCACTTTCCGAATATGGCTACGTACCGCCTATTCAAGAACCACCACGTCGAGCGGTTCGGTATCTATATCGACGCGGGTACAATTACGCTTAAGAACCCAGAGCGCGCCATCCTAATCGGACGTACGTCGGCTACCATCTATTGCGACACACTCGCCACGCACGAAATAACGCTGTTGCACAGCGCGAAGTCTATTATTAACGCCTCGCGTTGGGCGGTTGTTAAGACGACAGTAGAGGCGGGGTGTAGCATAATCCGTAACACCTCAGGACACGCGGTTATACTGTGATGGCAGGCAGACTATATATTGATGGTAACGATGCTTACGCCTCCTACGGCGTGTATGTCGTTCACGGCGGTTGGAATGAACTAATCGCTTACCCACCTTTGAAGAACGTTAATAGCAACGACTGGCAGGAGGAGGACGGAATTGAAGCAGACCTATCAGCCCCTGTCCTCAACACCCGAGAGGTGCAATTAAAAATCGCCATTTCGGGACTTTTCAGTCGTTTCTTTGCGCTGATAGCACTCCTCTCGGATGGTGCTTACCACACCTTTGAAAGCCCGTATATACAGCGAACATACCGCCTACGACTGACACAGCAACCGAACATGTCGGCAGCAAAGGTGCTTGGGACGGCTACACTGAAATTCGCTGACGATTTTCCCCTGTCGGGTTACACCTATGCCGCCCCCGCAAGCACTGTCATTGCCTCCGATGATTATGCTTTCGACGGCACTAAATTTACAGATTACGGCGTACGTATTTTGAAAGGGACGCTCGACGAGGTAATGAAAATACCGAATGTCAAGGCGAACCTCCTTCGTAACATAGGTACACAGTCGGGTGCGTTGTACGATGGCAAGCGTGTCACCTACAAGAGTAAGGACGTGAAGATACAATGCCTCATGCGGGCAGAGACGCTGACGGAGTTGTGGCGAAACTATGACGCACTACTGTACGACTTAATACGCCCCGACGAACGGTCGCTGTGGGTGAACGACCTCGAACAGGAGTTCCCATTTCATTATAAGAGCTGTCAAGTGACGGAGTTCTACCCCAAAGACAAGATTTGGCTACAATTCGTCCTTACTGTAACATTCACGTCTGGCTTGCGCATTAGCGGTAATGATATGGTTCTTGCGACGGAGGATAATGTAGTTATCTTCACGGAAGACGGACAATTTGCAATAGATATGTTGCCAAATCGTTTCGCCAACGCTTCTACTTACTGATAACAGGGGAACAACACAGGTTACGGCAATTATGAAAAAGATAAAGATTTCAGAACTCCCATTATACAACTCGCTGAAAGGGCTATTTACAATCGGAACGGACAAAGATAATCGTTCTGTAAAGGTGTCATTGGAGTTTATCGAAGACCAGACAGAGGAGGCAGTGTCAAAGGCTGACACCGCCACGAAAGCGGCTATAAAGGCAAAGCAAGAGGCAGATACTGCATCACAGAATGCGAATGATGCAACTGCTGCCGCAAATCAGGCAGCGGAACAAGCTGAAACCGCAAGAAAGGCAACAGAAACAGCCACAAATAATGCTATCAGAGCAACGGCGGCAGCTCAAAATGCGAAAAAATATGCTGACGAGGCTACTGTAAAGGCGAAAGAAGCAACTCAATTAGCCAATCAAGCAATAGAAAACACTAACGACGCTATTACAGCAGCTGAAAAAGCAACAAATGCCGCAGTGAACGCAACTGATAAGGCTACAAAGTTTATAGAACGGTTTGTGCCAACATCACTTACCGTAAAGCCCGTTCCACGCATAACGATAGGGAATGAAAACAGTTTCCGCATAGAAACTCTACTAACACCAGAACACGTTGTCAAAAACCTCATCTTCATAAGCGATAACAAGGCTGTTGCGGTCTCGCCTGATGGTCAGATTACTATTGTGGGGGCTGGACGCAGTACAGTACAAGTAATTCCCACACTAAATACAGCACTTGCACAAGTGATACAGGTGGAGGTGGGAGAGCCGACGGCAAGGCTCAACACCCGTTCCTCGCTACGACTGACATCGGCGGGGGCATTCAGAATGAACTAAACAATTGTCTAACATATAACAGATTTCAGAAGACTATGGCACTAACAAGCGCACAAGAAAGTGTCCTCGAACAGATTATCGAGGCGTTTCAGAACGGCAAGCGGCTATCCGACTTGCCCGATGTCAAGGGGACGAACCCCTATAACCTCCTCGTCGAGGTGTTGGACGAAGACGGTGAGAGTAAAAAAGCTGCCCTCGCGTCCCTGTTACCATATGCCGAAGAGCAGTCGAGTTATGGTATCGAATTTGATACCTCTGTCAGTTCGCCCTCCTGTCTCCGCATAGGTAATGGCGCATTGCATAAGGTACTGCCCGTGCAAAGCCGAATGAAAGGCTGTTTATTGGATGACAGCGGTAAGGTAGTAGAGTATCTAAATCCCAAAGATTGGACGGGTAATACCCGTGACGGCTCACGAGGGCAAGTAATGGTAGAAATACCACTGCACTACAGAAAGTTTGAAACAGATGGGACAAAACGCCGAGTTCGTTTATCCGAACTACCATTGCCTGGTTATCATCAAGTGCCGAAAATGTATGTATCGGCTTACGAAGCGTCTGTGCAGCGCAGTACGTCAATGCTTGCATCTGTTGTCAATGACAGTATCGATTACAGAGGCGGTGACAACACAGCTTCATACGACGGTACTTATCGTTCACTCTTAGGGCGACCAGCAACATACATAAGTCGTACGGATTTTAGGGCATACGCCCGAAAACGAAAGCCCGAAACAGCCGAATGGAACTGCATGACATACGAAATGCAGAAAACCCTGTATTGGTTATTCGTAGTAGAATATGCCACACTCAATTCACAGGCAGATTACAACGCTGCTTTGACAACAGAGGGGCTACGCCAAGGAGGTTTAGGTGCTGGCGTTACCACTTTTGGTGGTGATTGGGACACATTTAATGGTTATAAGCCATTTGTGCCATGTGGACATACCGATAGTCTCGGTAATGGAACGGGTACAGTCCAATATACAGTACTAAAAGAAGATAAATCAGAATGGAAAACATTTGATGTTCCTCGTTACAGAGGTGTTGAAAATCCATTTGGTCATATAAGTAAATGGACGGACGGCATCAATATCCATATGAGTACCAACACGGATAAAGGTGGCGATGGGCTTTCAAAAGTTTTCGTTTGTAACGATCCGTCTCTGTTCAACGACATCAACTATACAGGATATAGCCATGTAGGGAATGAGGCAAGAGAAGAGGGCTTTAGTAAGGAGTTGATATTCGGCGAGTATGGAGAGATAATCACCGCTGTCGTAGGTGGAAGTTCAACCACCTATCATTGTGATAATCACTATACGTATATGCCGTATTCTGAAATGCTGAGCGGTGTCCTTTTCGGCGGCACTGCGCTTTACGGTGCGGAAGCGGGATTAGCCTATTCAGCATCTGGTAGCGCACCATCGAATATGTGTAGTCTCTTCGGCTCTCGCCTTTGCTTCTTGCCGAAATAGCGTGAGCAGATCAAAAGGCGTACGATATAGAACAAAACATAAAAAATAAATTACGAACAATATGAAGGCAATATATGACAAAAAACCATCTAAAATAGAGGCCGTAGGAAATGGGAGTTATTTGTACCGTTTCAATATTATGGAAATCGCATCTGACACAGAGAACAACGAAAAATATAAATCTTGGTCATGCGATGAAGTTACGGTTTGGGCTCCAATCTCTTCCAATAAAATCACGGAAAAAGTAATCTCTGATATGTGGAATGCTAACTATGAGCAGAAGGCCATCAATGAGTACAATGCAGCGCAGCTCGGTATGTACGGAGATATTACAGGAGAGGAAGCTCAGGCCAAAATAAATGCTTACAAGCAATTCCTCGAAGCCCGCGCGGAGCTTAAAAAACGAATTGACGAGGATTGCTCGGAACTTGGCATAAGATAATCAACAGGCGTAACATAGCAGGACACCAAGATGAATTATGAAGATATATGATACACAGGGGCGAATTGTTCTTGACGTGGAGGTGGACGACAGCAGTTACCGACACCGAGTTATCAAGGGCGACCATAACATAACGCTCAAATACTCGTTGGCGGAACACGTTGAATTGCCTATCGGCGTGTACTGCCTGTTCCAAGGGCAGCGGTACTCGCTTGAACGCCCCGAAGCATTCAAGATGAGGCACAGCCGTAATTTTGAGTACACCGTTATAATGGAGGCGTATCAGGCTAAGGCGAAGATATGGAAGTTTCGCAACCCTGTGGACGGGCGTCTGAAATTCAGCCTAACGGCTCGACCGAAAGAGCACCTGCAGATGTTCGTCGATAATATGAACCGACGGGACATTGGGTGGACGGTCGGCGACTGTGTGGACGGTGTGGAACACCTTATCAACTACGACCACGATTTTTGTTGGGACGCCCTCTGTAAACAAGCTTCTGAGTTCGAGACCGAATGGGAGATTGTCGGAAAGCGTGTGTCGCTCCGTAAGGTTGAGTACAACAAGAGTAATCCTCTCCCCCTTTCATACGGCTGTGGCAATGGCTTCAGGGCAGGGCTGGGGCGCAACAACACAGGCAATAATCCGCCTGTCGAAATCCTGTATGTGCAGGGCGGTGAACAGAACATCGACCGCAGCAAGTATGGCAACTCCGTTCTTCTTCTCCCCAAAGGGCAGACGATAGCCTATGATGGCGAACACTTCGAGGATGAGCAGGGCTTCAATGCCGCCACCGCCCGCCGTTACGTCGTTGATGATTTAGGTCTGTCAATAAGGAGAGCCGACAAACAGCCGTCGTCGCTTGCGGAAGATAGCCTCGATTGTTCTGATATATATCCGAAGCGCGTTGGGACGATAAGCAGCGTAGTAGTGGTAGATGAGGACAAACACTTTTACGACATCATCGATGACAGCATACCCGAAGCACTGAATTTCGAGGATTGTCTGATAGCTGGAGAAACAATGACTATCATCTTTCAATCGGGAATGTTGGCGGGGCGTGAGTTTGAAGTAAAATACCTCCATAGCAGCGAAAAAGGGAAAGCCGCCCGCCGCTATGAAATCGTACCACAGGAGATAGACGGCATAACGATGCCAAACGCCACATTCACCCCGAAAGCTGGCGACACTTACGCAGTATTCAAGTGTATGTTACCGCAGGCATACATATGCGACAATAAGACGAAATCGGGTGCGGAGTGGGATATGTTTCGCACAGCGGTAAAGTATCTGTTCGATAATGAGGAGCAGAAATTTACCTTTACAGGTGAACTCGACGGAATTTGGGCAAAAAAGGATTGGACGAATATCGGGGGACGTATAGTTCTCGGCGGGTATATTCTGTTTCGTGACGAACGCTTCCAACAGGAGGGAGTTCTTGTCCGCATAACAGGAATAAAGGACTACATCAACAAGCCCCACAGCCCCGTTATCGAAATTAGCAACAGCACTGTAAGCGGCAGCTTTCATGGTGATATCAAGAAGCTCGAAGCAGAGGAGGTACTGATAGAGGACAGACACCGTGATGCGGTTCAGTTTACTAAACGCCGTTTCCGTGACGCACGTGAGACAATGGCGGCGTTGGAAGCCTCGCTATTGGAGAATTTCACGAGCAGCATAAATCCTATTGCCGTGCAGACAATGGCGATGTTGGTTGGCGACGAAAGCCTCCAATTCCGCTTCGTGGCGGGCTTGAACAATCCCACGACGGTAAGCCACATCATCACCTACGACACCACGACAAAGCAATTGAAAGCCCCTGCGGGCTACATTCAGCATCTCACGCTCGGCATAACGTCTATAAGTCCCAGCCACACGCCAACTGAATATAAGTATTGGCAGGTGTCGGAATATACGAGTGCACGTCTTGAAGATGAAAGCAAAAAATACTACCTCTATATAAAGGCTTCCAAAGCCGATGAAACGGCGGAGTTTCTCTTATCAGAAACGGCTATTAAAATGGAGGGCGTGTCGGGATATTACCATTTTCTCGTAGGCATACTCAACAGCGAGTATGATGGGGAACGTAGTTTCGCCACTCTGTATGGCTTCACGGAGGTATTGCCTGGACGCATAACGACCGACCGCATTGTAAGTAGCGATGGAAACAGTTACTATGATATGGTCGCCGACGCAATGAAACTTGGCTCTGTCTTCGACTTCAACTCGCAGGGCGACGGCAAACTGCGCTTACGAGGCACGCTCGTACAGAGCGAGGGAGGGACGGAGAGTTATATAGGATGCTATCGTGGCGTATGGAATAGCGCATACACCTATTATAATGGTGACGAAGTGTCATATACAGCCAATGGCACCACTTCTACATACCGTTATATCAACGCCACAGCGTCGAAAGGACACACGCCTACGGAAACGGTATATTGGCAAGTTTTAGCGGCAGGTGTCATTGGTGAAACAGGAAGAGACGGACAATATACTGAACTCCGCTTCGCGAAGAATGGCAGTACGACGACACCTCCAGAGCTGAACAATACAGAGTTGGTGCCATATGGTTGGAAAACAACCATTCCCGAAAAAGGATTAGGGAAATATGTTTGGGTTACTTCCGCCGTTAAGACAGGAGACGGTCTTACTCTAATACGGAAATGGAGTACACCTACACGGATGACAGCATACGATGGCAAGGATGGTGCGGACGGCGAACACCCCACTATGGTATATCGTGGCAGATATGATAGCCGAAAAATATATTATGGAAACAAGTACCGTCTCGACTGTGTGAAATTCGGCAATGAGTACTATATCGCGCGTATAGATGCAGGTATTTTCAGTGCTGTTGCTCCGCCACAGACCTCTAAATGGAACGCTTTCGGGGCTTCCTTTGAAAGCGTAGCGACGAACCTCCTGCTGGCGGAGGGAGCTAACATTGGAGATTGGTTTATCAGCAACGGTAAGATAGTATCAACTCTCGAAAACGGGAATAAGGTTATACTCGATGCCAAAGAAGGCAAAATACAGATCCTGTCTAATAAAACGAGAGCGACGTTTCAGCAAGAGTCATTGTCGAATGTCGAAATTAATTTAGATTCAAAGAACGGACAGATAGAGGCTCGTGATAATGATTATAATACAGCGTATATGTCGCCAACAGGAATATTTGCGAACCGCTCGGGCACAAGATGTGTATCCGCTTCGACAGGCTGCGATCAACGAGCTGCCATTGTAGGTCTCGGCAATGCGCACTTAGACAAAAGCGATTGGTCTATAGATGGCGATGAGAAGCTGGTTGCAGGTGTATATGGAATGGCTTCTAACAGCGGTACAGCCCCATGTTATGGTGGTTATTTTTATAACCTGAAAATAAATGGGCTAATTCTCGGGATGAGTTATGTAAAAGAATCTGGTGTATACCTAAATGACGACCAAAGCCTAATTGTCGGCATTAGTGCGCAGACTTGTAATGTCTATCTACCCGCGTCAACAAGAAATGGACATACAATTTTTTTCAAACAATGGTGGACTGGGACAATGAATATCTATCCGAGGAGTGGCCAAAAGATATACGATGACCATACAGAGAACGACTACTATGTTCTCAAGGAGGGCGAAATGGTAATAGCGACATATACAACAGTCCTAATAGACAGCCGTGAAACAGAGGTGTGGCTTGTTAATAGATTTAAGTACTAATAGGTGAGAGTATGAAAGAATACGGATATATGGATGGTGACTACCTCCGCTCACGGTTCATCGAGCCGCGGGAACATAATTATATAGACAGCGACGGCGTACAGCACACGAAACTAATAACAGAGGACGAGCAAATCGCGACGTTATCGCCTGTATGGAAGCCTGTCGATGGTATAGACAACAGTAAGGTAGAGAGTGCGGCTGACGGCTATATTGTAGTGCCTGTTCCTTATGACTGTGGCGACCATATCGGTTACAGGTATGTTGCCAAGCGTGATTTACAACGCGTGCGGAGTGAAATACAAGAGTTGAAAGAAAGCCTTGCGAATAGTGATTATCAAATAATTAAATGTTACGAGGCTTCACTTGCGGGAGAACAAATGCCTTACGATATTGCCGTCCTGCATTCGGACAGGCAGAAAAAACGATCCCAAATAAACGAATTGGAGGCTCTGTTATAACCCAATAAGTGATTATAATGTAATCAAAATTGAGTTCCTTTGTAGTATGAAGAAATCATCGCAATGTAAAAGTAATGACAACAAAAAGATGAATTGTATACCCGAAATATTGTTCGCCATTATAGGTGGCGTCATTGGGTGGTTTGTAGGGGAATTCAGCCCAACATTCCCGCTAATTATTGTAACGTTCGTATTCATATTTTACGACGCTTACACAGCGTATAAACTTGACAAAAGGGTTAAGCAAAAATACCCTGATAAGGCCCAGCGTCGTGAAGCCAAATTCACCTCCTTTGCCTTTGGGAAGGTAATAAAACATACAATCCCAAAGCGGCTGTGGCTGATCATTCTCGCCTACCTTGTCGAACATTGGGTTTTCAAGCATGTTACAATCCCATTGTCATATGTTGTTACAGGGGCTATATGCTTTGAACAGGCGTGGTCAATACTTGAAAATGAAAGCAGTTGTCGGAACGAAAACGAAAGCCGTTTTTGGCATTTGCTACAAAAGATAATGGTCGATAAGACTGCCCGCCACTTTGACTTGAACCTCGACGAGCTGAGCACTGGTGGGCGTGTGACTGATGAACAGATTGAGGAGGCTCGCAAAAAGCTCGCCGAGATTGAACAACTTAAACGGCAACAGGACAATGGAAACAAATAAACGAGGAAGCAGTGGCGAAGAGGTCAAGAAGCTGCAACGGGCATTAAGCCTGTACGCAGACGGCATCTTCGGTAGCTTGACGGAGGAAGCCGTCAAGGAATTCCAACGGTCGCACGGCTTGACTGCCGACGGCGTTGTGGGCGAAAGGACTTGGGCTGCGCTCACGGCGAATGCCATTGGCGGGCTGCATAAGTCACAGCGGACAATCAATGAAATCATCGTCCACTGTTCCGCCACCGTCGAGGGTAAGGACTTCACGGTCGCCGATATCAGGCGTTGGCACCTAAAACGGGGTTTCAGTGACATTGGTTACCATTATGTTATATATCGGGATGGTTCGGTACACGAGGGGCGCAACATCAACATCAGCGGCGCACATTGCAAGGGGCACAACACGCACTCAATCGGTGTTTGCTATATCGGCGGGCTTGATATGCAGGAACGCCCAAAAGACACCCGCACAGCAGCGCAGAGGGAAGCCCTACTGAAACTGATAAAGGAACTGAAAAGACTATACCCAGCTGCAACAGTACACGGGCATAATGAGTACGCGAATAAAGCCTGTCCGTGCTTCAATGCAAAAGCCGAGTATAATGCAATCTGAACCGTATGAAGCGTATCATCATACTAACGACAGCAGTTCTACTTCTTGGGGGCAGTTGCACCTGCCGAAAAGCCGCAATGCAGGTCGTGGAACAGCGACAGGACAGCACCCGTATTGAGTACCGTGAACGCACCATCTATGTTCCCGACACTGTGTTCGTAGAGATACCCAAGCAGACAGCTGAACGGACGACCGCCGACAGCGTGAGCCACCTCGAAAATGACTATGCAAGTTCAGACGCTCGTATCAACACTGACGGAACGCTAACTCACACACTCCAAAGCAAACACCAAGTAAAGCCCGTTCCGACGGAGAAGCGGATAGAGTATAGGGACAGCATAGTTTATCGGGACAGGGGGCGCACACAGACGAACACCGTAACAGAGTATGTAGAACGCAAACGCTCGTGGTGGGAGCAAACACAGATTTACGGATTTTGGGTGGCGATAATTATTGTCGCTATCGTATACCGCAAGAAAATATTCAAAGCCGTTGTGCGGGTGTTCTTGAAAAAATAA